CCATATTGGCATTTGTGTCGTTGGGAATTATGATAAAATGACGCTTGAACCGGATAAAGAATCAGTATTGCTTGACATGATTCATATATTAATAAAAGATTATGATATAAAAGTCGCCGATATAATCGGACATTGGGAATCGTTTATTCTATTGAATCAAGCGCCGAATAAGCTTGAAGCGCAATTGATTAAATCGTGTCCGGGCAGGTTGTTTGACCTCGACAATTTACGCAATAAAATCAAGGATAAAATATCATGACTTTAAAATCAAACGCACTTGTCACGGTTGATGAACTGCTTGTTTCAATGAATCAAAACAGAAGCGATTTGTCTTGTGACTTCTTCCGGATATATAATTCCGCAACGGACGCGACAACGGCAACGGTCAAGGTTGCTTCAAATGTATTGACTTTGATAGTCACGGGCGGGACATCCGCGCATTCAACGACATTTGATTTGACAAATGCTAATTATGATACTGTCACGGAATTGATTGCAGGGATTCAGGCATTAAACAAGAACTGGATTGTCAATCGGTTAACTTCCGGAAGCGAATTGACAATCAATCTTGATTCAGTCCCGGCAACGTCCGCTTTGCTTGTCGCAAATGAACAAACATTGACCGGATTCAATGGGGAATACGTTGATTCAATCATAAATACGTCAAGTCAATTCATTGAAAATTATTGCAACCGCAAGTTTATCAGTCAAACTTTTACCGAATATTATGACGGGAATGACGAAAACAAATTGCTTCTTGACAATTTCCCGGTCACGACATTTACAAGTCTTGCACTTTGGGATTTTCAAACACAAACCGTATTGCAGACATATACAGTCAATTCAGATTATGAAGTATATACAAGCGAAGGTATAATTTACAAGCCGGGCGTATTCAATCATGGTCACAAGAATTACAAGGTTGTTTATGTCGCGGGATATGCAATCGCAAACGTCCCGGACGATTTAAAAACCGCTTGTTTTGAACTTGCAAAATTGAATTATTACAAAAAAGATAAACAAGGAATTGAAAGCGAAACAATCGGGCGTTATTCCGTGAATTATGGCGCGAATTCACAAACGGCATATTTTATGGGCGTTGCGGTCCCGGCTTCTATTTTGTCCATGCTTGCGCCATATAAACGGCTTGATATGAAGGATATACAATAATGACGTTTCAAGGTTTATTGAATACGAAATGTAATATTGAAATAACGACAAAGTCGCAAGACGCTTCAAAACAAATGATTGACGCATGGACGGTTCAGTATCCGAATGTCAAATGCAGGATTGACGGCGCAACGGGCGAAGTTTTTCTCGGGGAGAATAAACAAGTAAACTATGCAACGCATATTTTGTTCATTGAAAAAAAGTATAATATTGATATGCACAAAAACAGAATAAAAATGGGTTCAAACATATATAATATATTACAAATTACAGACGGCGGGGGACATGGGCACCATTTTGAAATATTTCTTGAAAAAAGGAACTAAAATATGCTTGATATAAAATTAACCGGAAGCGAACAAGCAATCAAAGATATTGCAAAAATCGTTGAACAAACGAATGCAAGTCTTGAAGATATAATTGTCAAAGGCGCATTTGACATTGAAAAAGACGCGAAACAAGCGGTTCCAGTTGATACTGGAAGATTGCGTTCAAGCATAACGCATGAAATGATAACAAAATCAGAAGCGCGAATTGGGACGAATGTTGAATATGCGCCTTGGATTGAATTTGAAACCGGGCGCCGTCTTGCGCCAGTCGGCGCGACATGGTCAAGAAGACACGGTAAAGGCAATGCCCGGGTTCTTTGGGTTTCCGGGAAAGCGCGTCCCTATTTATACCCGGCACTTACAAAGAATCAAGCAAGAATCAATCGGAATATTGAAAACTATATAAAAAGTCTTGAAAAATGATTGAAAATGATATTATTACATTGCTTGAAAATGACGCAATACTTGACGGTTATTTGGGTTCAACGGCAGGCGATACGCGGATTTATCCTATTCAGGCGCCACAAGACGCAAAGGCGCCATATATAGTTTTTTACAATGTCGTTGGAAGTCTTGACGAAAATATTGATGAAATACGGCTTCAATTAACAATTAATGGCGGGCTTGATATACTTAATTTGAAGAATATGCGCGATAGGATAAAAATATTGCTTGACAAACAAGATGAACTTGTCGCTTCAAGCACGGATTACTGGATTTATTATTCAAAATTAACCGCAAGCGAAAGTTTGATTTCGCCGGATACGGAAGAATTTATCGAAGTAATGTTTTTTAATATTAAATTTAATAAAAAATAATAGCAATATTTTGTTCATAATAGAACAATATAAATAAAAAGGGGGAAAAGAAAATGGGAAAATTAAGTTCGAACATAATCGTTGGCGCGCCATCAACGGTTATTGTTGCGCCTTATGGCGTAGCAGAAGGGGGCGGAACGGCGGTTGATTTAGGTTCAACGGAAGGCGGATTAAAAATGACGTATACGCCGGAATTCTATTTCAAGAAGGCAGACCAATGGACGGGAAAGGTCGGCGCAGTCAAAATCAATGAAGACATGACCATTGAATTGTCACTTGCGGAATGCACGCTTGCAAATCTTGCATATGCTTTCGGTTATCCGACAAGCGCAGTCGCCGGGACGGTTTTTTATGCCGGCGGAAATGCAACCGCAACCGAACGGACTGTTTATATTAATGGCGTTGCACCAGGAGGCGGAACTTCAAAAATAACTGTTCATAAATGCGTGATTATCGGCACGCCGGAAGTCGCAATGTTAAAAAATGATAAAACTGTCTTGAAAGTCACGCTTCAAGTATTACAAGATACATCACAGACCGCAAATCAACAAATGATTTCATTTGAGTTTTCCGGAACTGATACAACCGAACCTACGGTTGCAATGACAACGCCTGCAAATAAAGCAACATGGGCGGTAAAAACAACGGTAACCTCACTTGTTCTTACTTTTACAGAATCAGATAATACAATCGACGAAGGAACATTGATATATGGACAAACTATCATCATTAATGATGTTGATGATGTTACAACGCCGGTATTAAAAGCCGGGACGATTGTATATAATTCAGCTACAAAGACATTGATATTTACTCCGACAGTTGCATGGACAACCGCGCATGAATTCGTGTTGATGGTTACAACCGCAGTCCGCGATACCGCGGGGAATCATCTTGCAAGCGCATTTCTCGGCTCGTTTGTTATTGATTAACTTTTTCGCATTCATTGCCTTCTTCAATGAATGGCTTACTTTTTAAACTTTTTCTGATACAAGGGGGCGTCGCAGGGCGCTTCCTTGTATAAAACTTTAAAGAAGGGGGGCAAATGGTCGAAGAATTAAAAGTCTTGATTGACGAATCAATTGAACATTCAATCAAGATAAAAGACGAAGTTCTTGCATTTAAAAAACTTTCCTTGAAACAAGTCATTCAATTGACTAAAATCCTTACAAAAACATTCGGGAAATATTCAAGTCAAGTGAAGAACTTGAACTTGAATAATCAGTCAAATGCGCAAGACGTGCTTGAATTATTCAATATTATTGACGAATCAGAAGTTGCGGAAATCATTGCAATATTGACCGGAAAGCCGGTTGAATATTGCCTTGCGCTTGGATTCAAGGAAATCACGGACGTTGTCACAATAGTAATTGACATAAATTACAATGATTTTGCCGGTATATTAAAAAACTTCCAAAGGATTTCAAGCCGTCTTCAAACAAAGATTCAATAAGCGCGCAAAGCATTTGGGTTGAAATCCTTACAGAAATAGCCGGCAATACAACATATAAGTTTGAAGAATTGCTTGACAAATCATTCGTTTGGTTGCAAGTCGTTTCAAAGAATATACAGATTCTTAAATTAAAAGACTTGAAACTAAAAGAACAATTCCGGCGGACGGACAATGATTCAATCAAACAATTTAATATTGATGTAATAATGAAGGAAGTCGAAAATTCCGGGATATCGGTAGAAAAATTGAAGTTTGATATTCGGGAATACGAAAAAATACCGGGCGCAAAGGTTAGTAAAAAGGGGAAATAACGTGGCAGAAATTTCGCGTTTGTTCGTTTCTATCGGGTCAAAATTTGATGACACCGGAATGAAGGCGTCAATCAAAGCAATTGATGATTTCAATAAAAAGACGGTTGATATTCAAAAAGGGATTCAAACCGCGGGGCTTGCTTTGACCGGGTTTGCGATTGCAGGTGTCGCCGGATTAACAAAAATTCTTGGTTCTGCAATAGAGTCCGAAAAAGCAACGTCAAGACTTGCTTCGGCAATGAAACAAGCCGGGACGTATACGGACGAAGCATTTAAACACGCGAAGGAATTCGCGACTGCTATGCAATTAGTTTCAACCGCGGATGACGAAGCAATCATTTCAGTTCAAAAATCGTTGACAAATTTCGGAATACAAGGCGAAATGCTTGACAAATTAACGAAAGCAACGCTTGACTTCGCTTCGGCAAAGGGGATTGACCTTGTTTCCGCAGGGGATTTACTTGCAAAAACGGTCGGGGGCGAAACAAACGCATTATCAAGATACGGAATTGTAATTGAAGGAAGCGCCGGTTCAACAAAAAGAATGCAATCCGCAGTTGAAGGAATCACGAAATTGTTTGGCGGTTCAGCACAAGCAGAAGCCGAAACATTTTCTGGGCGCATTCAAATCTTAAAAAACCGGTTCGAAGATTTGCTTGAAACGTTCGGGACTTACTTATTTCCGGCATTTGACAAATTGCTCGGTTATGCCGATTCAATCATAAAGACATTTGAGAAAATGCCCCCGGAATTGCAACAATTGATTGTCAATTTCACGCTTTGGGGAAGTTTGATTGCAGGTTCCGCAGGGGTTGTTTTGCTTTTTATTTCAAATATAACAAAAATGATTTCGTCGCTTGTTCAATTGGTAGGTGGAATAAAAGCAGTCAACGCGGTTATGTCAACCGCGGGGTTTATCGGGCTTGCGGTCGCAGTAACAACGGCAATCCTTGCAATTGTTGACGCACTTGACGCATGGATTGACCGGTCAAATAGGATTGCCGGTGAACGGGCAAAGGAACTTGATACAATAAAGGGCGCAATTGCTCAATATAAAGCCGAAAACGAAGCAATAATCAAACGCAATCAATCATCTAAATTGAGCGAAGAAGAACACAAAAAGAATGAAATAGCATACCAAAAAAACATAAACGCAATTGATAAACTTAATTTGAAACTTAAAGAAGAAGAAAAAATAAGAATACAAACTTCGAAAACAAAGGAAAAATTAACTGATAAGGAAATAAAACAACAAGATGAATTAATGCGCAATCAATTGGAAATGCACAAGATTCAATTGCGCGATTACCGGGATTATCTTGAACGACAAATTTCAATGGTTGAAGAAGGAAGCATTCGCAGAATGGAACTTGAACGTCAATTATATGATGTTTTGAAACTATTGCATGAAGAACAAAGGTTTACTTTGCTCGGCGGTTGGGCGTTATATTTCGAAGAATTGAATAAACAACAAACGAACTGGGCGGATATTTTCAAATCAGTATTTGACGATGCAACGGCTTCAATTTCAACTGGGCTTGTCAATATATATAATGATACACAAAAAACGTTTGATTCTATTGCAAAAATAACATACGCCGTTTGGGATTCAATTAAACAAATACTTGTCAAGAAGGTTGCGGACATGGTTGCCGGGGCAATCGTTGAAATGATTACACTTGGCAAGGCAACGAAAGCGCTTGCAATTGTAGATTTGGCAATTAATTCGGCAATAGCAATCGGGCGTGTGCTTGCCGGTTGGGCTTCAATTCCGTTTGTCGGTTGGGCTATTGGTTTGGGCTTCGTTGCAGGCATTGCGCACGAATTTGACCAGTTACAAGGCGGAATCCGGGGGCTTGCGCAAGGCGGGCTTGTAATGACGCCTGGACTTGCAATGATTGCGGAAAGCGGAAGCCCGGAAGTTGTCCTTCCCTTAAACAGTCCGGCAACGTCACAAATGCTCGGGGACGCAATTTCAAAATCGGAAACGAATATTGGCGGGAATAATATAAATATAAATGTTTCTTATGACGCTATTTCGGATAGGCATAAAGCGCGGGAAATGGCGGATATTTTAGGAAATGAAATGTTCAAGAAAATCAAACAAAATAGGAAGGTTTAAAATGAAGAAAATAATCTTTTTAATTGTCATGGCATTTTTTGCAAACAATGTTTATTCCGCGTCAATTGGAAGGTCGGCAACATCCGTATATCCAAATTCAATGGATATAACAACTGCACCATTCACAACCGACGATTGGGTTTCCGAAGTAATAACAAACGGACAGAATGACGCAATTATGAAGATTGAAGTCGAACTTGGGACAAAACCGGCGGGGGCGTATAATGATGTCCGGACGCGCCTTGACACAATTGCACGCGATACAACAACATTGTCAAGTTCGGGATTGTCGAAAGCACAAATTGAATCATCAACTTTCACAAATGTTGGTGCAGACCATTTTTACGGCGATGGAAGCACTTTAACTGGAATATTAACATCATCAGGAACAGCAAGGATTCCTACTGTGACTATTTCAGCAAATAATTCAAATATTGGCGTAAAATCAGGTTCACAATATATCTGCACAGGATTAAGAGATGATATAATAATTCAACAGGCAATAACCGAATTGGCTTCGGGAAGCAGGATAAATTTCGCAGAAGGCGATTTTTCTATAAGCAGTCCAATATATATAACAAAATCAAGTATAACATTTTCGGGCGTAGGATATGGCACAAAATTAATATTCAGTTCTTGGAGTTATTTGACCGACGACCATTTTGGATTATTTACAACAAGCCAACCGGTTTTTGGAATTGTTATTCGCGACATGGTTTTAGATGGCGGTTGGACGCCGACATTGCCCGCAATAAACTGTTCAACAATTAGTGGTGTTGCCTTTAATTCTTCCGTTGATAATTTGACAATAGAAAACTGTAAAATACAAAATTTTAATTATGGCGGAGTAGTGACAAGACTTTCCGGCGCAATAGTCAAAAATGCAAGATTTGCTAAAAATACAATTACAAATATACGCATTAATCATGCAATCGGTTTTGACAGGGACGGCGAATTAATAGTCGTAGAAGCAAATATAATCAATCAAGTCGGAAGTGCCGGTATCAGCATAGGTGGCGAAAGCAACACAATGCCGAATATAAGTATTACTCAAAATGTTATTACTGGTGGAAACGGAAATGGAATCGGTGGCGGTTATTTAAGCACTTCAACAATAGTAGGCAACAGCATTTCAGATTTTGGACAAGGAATCTCACTCGGAAGATCATATAACGTAGTTATAGCAAATAATGCACTTGGAAATTGTGGTAGAGATTATAGACATAGTATAGATTTTGTTTATAATAAAAATTGTATTATTTCAAATAATATAATTTCGGGTGGCACAAATAACGGGATTATAATTGGGGACAGTATTAACAATGATATTATTATTTCAGGAAATATCATAACGGGAAAGGACGTTGATGGGCTTGAAACTTTAAACAATGAAAGAGTATGTATAATAGGAAATTTAATCTATAATAATGGTGGCAAGGGTTTTGAAGTATCAGGCAGTTCGTGTGTTATTACTGGCAATATATCTTATGGCAATACAAGTGGCGATGCTAATATTACAGATACCGGAATTTACGGCACAGGAAATTCCTGGAATACAACAATAAAACCATAACGGGGGAACAATGAAAAAAATAATATTTTTACTTATCACAGTTTTATTTTCTGTTTCTGTTTTTGCATTAGATATATTAACAGACAATAATATTGTTTATGATATATTTATATCTTCGGAAGATTTTGGAATTGCTGATAGAGCAAATATTGTTTGCACAGACAGAAGGATTTACGGCGCAAATATGAAACAATATAAAATAACAAAAGTTATAAAAGCAATTCCAATTGATTTCAAGATTTCAAAATATACTCTCACTTCAAATGCAACAAATTATATAAAAATAATAGAATCAATTGTAGTAAGCACAAAAACAAAATAACATGGTATTAAGACATAAATTTGGAACTAATAAATTTGGGACTTTCAAATTTGGCGAAGATTCTGCTTCCGTGACCATTAATGGCGTTGAAGTATATCCATCCGAACAATATATTGAAGATTTACTCAATTCAGAAGTAAACACTTATTCATTCACGCTTGTCGATATTTATGCGAATCGTCCATTGCAAGGTCAAGAAGTAATTGTAATACATTGGGAAAATACTGTTAATGTCCGGTTATTCGCCGGGCGTGTCAAAAGCGTAACACCTTCAAAATTAAATAATAACACTTTTTTATTTTTAGTTGAATGCGTTGATTATACAGCAGACCTTGATAAAAAACTTGTCAAAGAATCGTATGAAAACAAATCAACCTATTATATAATCAATGATATTATTACAAATTACACTTCGGGATTTACGGTCACGGGCGTTGAAAATCCGGGTCAAATTATTGAAAAAATACAATTCAATTATTTGTCGGCTTCGGAATGTATTCAACAATTAGCGGATTATACCGGTTATGATTGGTATGTCGATTATTACAAAGACTTGAAATTCTTTTCACTTACAACGCCATTGACAAACGCGCCGATTGAATTGCTTGATAATGGATTGGAATTTGACGAACTGGAAATATCATTTGACAATACGCAAATTAAAAACCGTGTTTATGTCCGCGGAAGCGTTTATTATTCAAGTCCTTATAATCAGATATACCATCCGGACGCCGGACAAGACTGGATTCCTATTGCATACAAACCGACAAATTTCAGTATAACGGTTGACGGCGTTCCGAAAACAGTCGGGATTGAAAACATTGACGCATACGGAACAAAAGATTTCTTATTAAATTACAACGAAAAACTTGTCCGGACAAGCATAATATTTGCCGGGACGGAAGTCATTGTAATGACTTATGAATATGAAATCCCGGTCATTGTCAAACGTGATAATGGCGCTTCACAAACGGCAATTGCAACAATTGAAGGCGGGGACGGGATTTATGAATTCATTATTTATGATAAAACAATAACAAGTTTGGCGCAAGCAAGACAACGCGCGGACGGCGAACTTGCGCTTTATGCAAACACGCTTGTTGAAGGTTCTTTTATTACATTGAAGGACGGGTTCCGTTCCGGGCAAAGATTGCATATACAATTGACAGACAGGAATATAAACGAATATTATTTAATTAAAGAAGTTTCAATGACAGTTCAAGGCGGACACTTTTTTTATGAAG